TGAAGACTAGCACCGCTGGAACCAACAGGGCTAGTAAAATTACCTCATCTTTCCAGGAACCTTTCATCTGATCGACCGCACTAGCCTCCCACGAAATTTTTCCTGCGATTTGCTGCTCTTTAAGAGACTTTTGTGCTTTTATTTCAGTAAGTGCTAAGTCCGCTTTTGCTTTTTTTGTCTCAACGAAGCCTTTTACCGTATCACCCAACAAAGATGTCAGGGGACCTATCAATAAATTAATCATTTTCACCTCGATTCTGTTGATTTTGACGTTGCAATGCTACATCTGCACGTAAATCTGCAATATCGTAGCTTTGTTTTATCTTTTTATCGTCTAATTCTTGTTTATATTCAAATTGATCCTCTTTTAGATCTTGATTTTGAGATTTTAAAGCATTATTCATCTCCATTTCGGATTGTCTAAGCTGTAATTCTTGTTGTTTTAGTAAAACTAACGGGTCCATTTGCATATTATCCATCGCATCATTGCCATCTTTAACCATTTGTTCAGTAATTTTGACAATTTGTTCGTTAATTAGCGTATCTCTTTGAGCTTGTAGCTTCATTAACTCCTCAGGTGGCACTTGTTCACCAAATTGTTGACGTAATTTCTCCGCATCTTCAACGAGAGCCTTATCAACCATTTGAGTTGCTAATAAAGATACGTGTTGATTGATGTGTGCTATAAGTTGCATGACAATCATAGGGTTTGAAGAAATCATTTTTGAACTCATAAAAGTTCTATGAGCTGTAATATGCTGTTCATGATTTTGTTGTGGAAAAGCTTGTAAAGGTCTACCCATAATTACAACACTATGTTCCATTGCAGGATCCATTGGTTGTGGTGGTTTAGGTATTGGTAATATTTTTTCAATATCTTTGACACCCAAAGCAACATACATTCTTCTGTATGCCTCATAAAGATTATGCATTTGAGGATTAGTTTGTGCTAATTGTAATTGATTTTGTGCAAGCGTAACACGTTGAGACATCGAAAAGATGTTTGGATCGGAAACAGGTAAAATGTCAATGTTGTCATCAAAATCAACTTGTTTAATTTCTCTTGGTCCTCCACTTACATTGTAAGGATACATCGGTGGAAGAACTAATTTGAAAATACGTGCTAGTAATTGAAATTCTTTTTTCTGTGCATAATGTAATCTTTTATGAATTGCAGACATGACCTTGGTGCCACGCTCCATCAAAGCCATTGTTGTACCTACGGGTGTTTGAGATTTACCAATTTCTGATAGTTGCATATCTGCAACAGCAGCAAACTGTTTACCTGCTTCTACACAAAAACCTAGTAACTGAAATAAAACACCGTCTGGACCTTTATAAGGTAAAGGTAATAATGATTCACGAATTATGCCATTAGGTGCATCTACATCTCTGAACTCACCTGGCTGTAAAGGTTGATCATCATCACGTATTCTTAAACCACGTGATTTAAAACCAGCGGGTAAATTAGATAATGTTCCTGCATCCAGTAATTGACGTAATGCAGATGTAGCGGTTCTTGTCAAACCACCAATCATATGAATTAAACCAAAACCGTAAAAACCTAAACCTGGTAAAAACTTGTAGTGAACAAAATAATCGTTCTTTCTTTTTAACGGATCACCCTCAGTATAATTTCTGTATACAGATAATACTGTGCTACTAGTCTTATCAATCGTTACCACGTAGGGTAATTTAATACCACTAGGTTCGTTTGTTCTTTGGTTAATATCTTCAAAACCTTCTAAATCAAGATCAACATGAATTTCATATAATTCTGCCATGTCATCCATAGCATAAGTTCCAGGTGACTCACCATCGATTTGATCTTTCTTTTCCTGTAGTCCGTTTCCGTTTGTTCCATCTCCACCCATTAAATCAACATCAAGATAAAAACCAGAAACTTGTTTCTTTCTTAAATCATTTAATGACATTTTAAGAACTTGTGTAATTCTTTCACAATCATCAAGATCAGAACAACCATAAGGAACGATGACATCTTCAGCAGGTATAAACTTTGATGTAGCTCTACCTAAAACTTCGTCGTAATAAATTTTCTTAAATGCACTTCCTGCAAGTGGTAATTGAAATAATAGTTGATCCATCTCTGGATTATAATCTTCCATGACATGAGTAATCTCATAGTTCATATAATCTTTTACCCTCTCTGCGGCCATCTGTAGTTCAGGTGAATTTGCTCCAACAACCTGTGTCCTTACAGGACCATCACTAGGAAGTAATTCGACATAAGCCATCGCCTGAAATTGAGTAACGGCTTGTGCCAACATTGGATGATTGACGGACGATGCTCCTCTAAAAGGTCTTGTTCTTTCTTCATATTTAAAACCTAAGAGATCTAAGCCTTTAGTATATGATTCTTCCCAATCTTCTCTTGTTGATTTGTCATTGTCAATTTTATCAACAAGTTCATTTGCAACTGATTGTAAGTAAGAGGGGTCTAAAACTTCTGCTAGATTTGACATGAATGATTGTGGTGCTTGTTGCTCTTCCATTGGATTAACAACAGCAGAACCATCATCTACTATTTGTACATTCGGTTGATCTTTGGGTTGATCTAATTCTATCTCTTGTCCAACTTCTTCAACGTCAAGGTCTTCACCACCACCTGGGCCGATTGGTGCGACTCTATCCATTTTTGGTGTATCCGAGGTTGGGTTAAACTTTTCTACCATTAATATTCTCCATAGATATCAGTTATTGAAACTAAACCATCAGAGCTAATTTTACCACCATCTTTTTTACCAAACAAGAAAAACGGACCTTTAGCTTTTGGCTCATTAATAGGCAATGTCAAAACAGGTATCTTGATTTCTTGCGGATTGTATTCCTCAATAATTATCTGCGCTGCATTTCGATCATCACCAGGTCCTAAAGCAACAAGTTCAAATTGATTTTTTGCTGAGAATTCTCCTGACGCTTGCATTTCCACTCTCTCAGGTATGGGTTGCACGTAGTAATCCATAGTTTGACCCGGTGCTACTTCTTTTGAATAAATAACTTGATTTGCTCCAAGAGTGTGTGCATTTCTACCTAGTTGTTCATCTATAAATAATTGTGCTTCTTCAGGACTTAATCCTTGCGCTAATTGATCTTGTTTCAGTTGACTAAATCCTCCGTCAAGATCTCTTTTAAAATAAGTAAGCCCACGATCAGAATTATTTGGATTGATAATTGATTCTATTTGAACTCTGCCACCATATTTTTTTGCAATATTGTTCATTTGTTGAACAGCAACTTTACTGTATAGATCATTAAATTTTTTACCGGCTGGACCTGTAGGATCTTTACCCCATCTTCTATTAACTAACTCTCCAGAAAATATTCCAACCTTATTAATATTACGTGCTTGAGCATCCTTGATGGTTGCTTTTAAAATAAGGTCCACATAATCTTTTTGTTTTTGAAATGGCACCATTGGAAATAAATTAATTTTTTTAAGGTCATACTCATTGACCATATCAACACCTGAACCGAAATTTTTTAAACTATCTGATTCTCTGTCTCTTGGAATCATCACATTTTTTAAAGTGTCTTCTGTTTCCAGCGCTCTATTTAAATCTAAAAGATCATCACGAATTTTTAATTGTTGTTGTGAAGTATCAAATATTCTTTGATTAATTTCTGGTGTATCTTTAGCGATCATTCCTGCTAATTCTTCATCAATAATTTTTTGTAAATTTGTTATCTGTTCTGAGTATTGTGGTATTAAATCTCTTCCTGCTGTGTTTGGAAAAGGTTTTACCGCATTACTTTGTAATAAAAGTTCTTTTGCATTAGGTGGTAAAAACTGATCAAGTTGTTGTAAATATCTTTCTGCTTGTGCTTTTTTATATGGGTCTGTGGATAATAAATCTTCTTGTAATCTAGCTTTGATATTATCAACACGTTGTACCATCGCTTTTAATCTTTCTTGTTCTTTTCTGAGACTCGTTAACATATCTGTTTGTAATTCTTGAATGGTTGCAATTGTAGATCCGTCAGGTGACTCATAATCTGCAACACGAGTAAAGGCGATTACATTCTTGTCATCAAAATGTCCGCTCTCTACAAAAGGCTTGGTATCTCCAGGAATTGGTCCTGCTTTAACAACTATCTCTCGGTAATTTTGTCCAACATTATCCAAGCTCAGACTACCTGCATTTTGATGTTTCGGTCTTCCTTGTGCTCTAAAATATTCTAGTTCTGCATCCGTTAAGTTTTCAACGTCTGGTGTTTTTTGTTTTACAGATATTTCAAGATTTCCAATAGGTGATGTTTCATAGAAATCTATTAACTGTTGCTTTGTCATCTTTTTGCCAGGGAAGTATTTTTCATAGTCAGTAAGGTATTGTTCTAAACCTGATTCTCTTATTTCTGATATAGGTGCAGACTGTCCTCCTGTTAAAAAGTTAGCCCAGTCTTGTGGTTTTGCTGCATTGGGTGAGTTTGGACTTTTAAGTTTTTCATATGTAAAAGATTGAAAAGGAAAGTCTTCTCTATCAACAGGTGATATGGGTGCTGGTGTTAGCTCGTCTGTTGTTCCTGGTGAAGGTAACATGGTCTTTGCTGTATCTGAATCTGTTACAACACCCTTGGTCTTGCCAAAAATGTTAAATAGTCGAATAGGATTAAAAGCTGTTAATTGACCAGAGTCTACTGCTTGATCAAAGAAGTCTTCGTTAAAAGCTGGGTCGGGTGAGAATTGTTGTTGATTTAGATTGGTCAACGGATCACCGCCAATGGCCATCTTGACCGGGCCACCTTTTCTAAGTTTCATGTAACCCTTTCCAGTTCTTAAATCTTCTGGAGAGATTTTATTTTTTATAGCATTGTCTAAAGTTTGAATTATTCTTTTTACATGGTTTTCAATTTTTTCGTCCATTGTAAATTCTTTTGGGTTATCAACACCAAAAATGTAATTCGTTCTTTCTGCTTTATTTTGTGTAGGAACAACAGTTCTAATTAATCTTTCCTTGTAAATTTTTTGTATGCCATCATGTACAGCCTTAATTAATTGATATTGATTGTCATATTTAGATGGATCAATATTTACTCCTCTGTCTTTTAAGATTTCTAATATTCCTTCACTGATAAAATTTGTTCTACTTTTTGGAGTTTTAAATTTACCTTTTACTTTAATAGGTTTTATGACACTGACAGGCATTTTTTCTAATTTTTGTTTTAAACCTTTTTCTGTCATGACATCAGCAATTTTTGCTGTTGTCGGATCAAGGTCTACTTGAAGTCTGTTATAAGGCTGAAAGTGTGCATTTAAAAATTCTGGTTCTGTTCCTGTGTTCACAAAACGACCTGTTTTTTTTAATCTGTCTTTTCCTTTTACTCTTGTAACAAACATAGGTTGATCATGTGTTTTGTTACCACGAACAATTAATTCATCAAGTTCGTCAGGATCAAGTAAACTTTGTAAGTAAGGTTTATATTTTGGCACTTCTGCAAGATCTTCTAAAACTTTTCTACCTACGATTTGTAAGTATAGTCTATCTCTTTCTACATCTATGTAATTTTCAAATTGTTCTTGCATGTCTTCTATTTGCTCTTGGGTGTATTTTTTATTAAGAAAATCTTTTTCTGTTAAATTTTCAAAACCTTTTGAACCCTTAATGCTTCGATAACGATCATAGAGAAAATTTCTTAAAATTTTTCTTTCAGATTTAAAATCTTTGATACCCATTCTTTTAATTAAATCTTGAATTTGTGCCATGGTATTAGGATTTATTTGTGATAAAGGCACATTAAAAAAATTATCTAATTGTTGATCATTGGCGTCTTTAAAGACACGATTAAAAACATCTTTTGATCTTCCGCTTGGATCACTTGGATTAATGAACTGATCCATCAATGTTCTCACATTTTCATCATTGTTATATCGTTTAATAATATTTGTGTAATCTATACCAGCACCTCGATCTGCTAAAGATTGAGCCATCGATGTTTTTGATTCAAATGTTTCTTCGTCTATTGTTTTTAAAAGTTGTAATAACGATTTTGTATTTGCTTCAGATCTTTTTGTTCTTCCTTTTGCCATGGCTAATTCATACAACTCTTTGTATTTATCTTCGCCAAGTCGTTCTTTAATTATTTTTCTGACAGGACCTTTTAATTTTAGTCTGCCAGGCTCACTTTTATCAAACTGTTCTTGTATGTCATATTTGGCAATTAATTCATTTAAGGATAAACCCTGATCAGATTTTTCATTTTTTTCTATAATGTCGATTAATTTATTTGTTTGTGAATTTCTGTAATCAATATATTCACGTGATTGACCACCTTTACCTGTCGGTCTTACAGGCTTACCTGTTAAATTTCTTACATTTCTCATTTCAGGTTCTGCTAAAAATTCAAAAGCATCACCTTGTTGACTTGCAAGATTTTCTGTAGTTTCACGCATTTGTTGTGCACGATTTAATTCTTCACGTAATAACATGGTTGTCCTAGGGTCCATGCGAGCAATCTCTATTTTAGCTGCACGAGTAGGTGCGGATTGAAGTTTGCTTAGTAGAACTTGAGAAGCACTGGATAAACCTTTTACAATTCCTCTTGAGGCGATAGTTGATAATCCCAATACATCTATCTGATCAATAACAGAGAAAGCAAGATCAGTAAGTTGAACAGGATCAAATTCATATAAAGGTTTACCTTCCGCTAAATCCTGTACTGACTCTAAAACAGGTTCTTGTATTTTTTGTAGTCCTGCTTTAATAGGATTGAATTGTCTTTTGATTTCGTCTTCAACACGTTTACCTGTTTCTTTTGCAATAAATGGTCCGACATATCCTTCAGCAATAACTTCAGGTCTAATTCTTTGCGTTGCTTTTTCTGCCATCGCTGCTTCTAGGTCTGCACCGATTACATTTTTTTCATCTTCTGGAGTTAAAAGTTTTTGCCCTGGAAGTAACATTCTTCCAACACCTTGAAATAAATCTGCTAAATCGGGAACACCACCTGGCTCACCATACAGAGCTTTACCAACTGATTTTACATCTTGTCTTAGATCATCGACGTTGTAACCCTGATACGCAGGATCTTCGTCTACTGCTTCATCGCCAGGTTTTTTGTAAAGATCTAATCGACTTCTGATCATTAATAATACTCCGTTTGTCCGTGGTCCGTGGGCTCATCTTCGTAGTCATCGTACAATGATACAAAGTTTCCCTTACGAAACCTTAGTAGTGCTTGGCTCATAGAGTCTACAAGATCGTCATGTTCCGCATGAGGAAACATCGCACATTCTTCAATCATCTCTTCAGCCCAGCGTTTCTTTGGTGCCCATACTGCGCCACTCTCAAATACAGGAGCAACAGCGTGCACTCTGGATAACTTATCATTGCCTTTGCTAGGTGTAAAGTTGATAACAGGAATACCGACTTGACGTAATTCTTGTATTAAGGGTAAGCCTGACGCCTTTGCTTCAATGATCACGGACTCCGGTTCCCAGTATTTATACTGTTCTAAGGCAACTCTTTTTAATTCAGGAAACTCAAAACGATCTTTAACAACATCCAACAAAATTATATTCGGTGTTATTTCATCAGGATAGAACACACCCCATGTGGAGATTGCACTGTAGTCACCTGTTTCTTTTTTGGTAAATGCTGTGTCGTAGCTTTGAATAACGTGTGATAGTTGAGGAATATCTTTTTGTTCCCATAGGTTCCACCACTCACGTTTAATGATCGCCCCTTCTTCACCCGTGGGGTTCTGTTGCCATTGCGCTTGCCACTTTTGTTCTGACAAGGATGCTTTAACAGCTTCAAGTTCTTCTAACTTCCAGTAGTTGGGCCAGACAGGTTTATTGCTTGGTAAGATCGCAGGAAACTCAATCACGTCCCATTGATCAGCTTTGACTTCACCCATGGCACGCATGAGGTTGCCTGTTAAATCTTTTTCGCTCCATCTCGTCATGACACAAACAATACTACCGCCAGGTTGTAAACGCTGACGAGGACCGGAAGTATACCACTCCCATGCATTGT